GGGAGAGGTTCTTGGAAGTAACATATACTCCACAAGAGAGGTTGCAGATGGCACTTCGTGATGCCAGGGATTTTAGGACACCTAGCAGTGTTCTATTGTTCAATCGAACAATAAAACAACTCTGCGGCGGTGGACCCTTGACCTACGGCACTACGAAGTCTACCACTGCCCCTGGGCGAAGGCAGATACTCAGATCACAGAGATCTGAGTCGATGCCTACCGAACCCACGGCACAAGGGGTGTACTACAAGAGTACGCCCTACGTGGCCTGTTTCGTCACCACCACTCCAGAACCGGGTCGACTCACCTGTAAACAGTTGAGTCGATACGATAAGGAGTGCTTCCTCTCACCAACTAGACCTCGGTATAGGTGGTGGGAAGAGTACTGGTGGGACGAGTCTACCGACTGGGGGGCTTGGGATGCGGGTCTTAGAACAGACCTTACTCCTGACATCCCCGATCATATCCTTGCGTCTGCCAGGAATAGACTTCTTGGCAAACTTAAGACGCAGGATTTCAACGCTGCGGTTTTCGCCGGAGAGTTGAAAGATACAGTCGGTACCGTCGCTTCAATCGCTGGAGATGCCTTACGTCTCTTGAGGTCCTTGAGGCACCCTATCGGGGCCTTTCGAGATCTCTCGTTACGTGAGGCCAGGCGTACGCATACGCGTGCTGCTCAAGAGTATTTGAGATTCATGTACGGGGTACGCCCCCTCATGAACGACATTTACTCTGTCTCCAACAACATGACCAACGGCTGGTTTAATACACCTGTTGGCTCAGCACGAGTCGATCAGGTGGACGAGTCGTTTAACCCCAGCGGTTATGGATCCTACGATTTCCCTAAGATGTCTAACATCGACAAGATTTCCGGATCCTGGCGCCGTGGCGTGAAGATTGAGGCTTTCTACAAGGTCTCTAATCCCACGATATATCAACTTGAAAACTACGGGCTGTTGAACCCTGCCGCTCTGGCATGGGAACTCACTACCCTGAGTTTTGTCGTTGATTGGTTTACTGGTATAGGTAACTTCCTTTCTGGCCTCTCGGCCGGTTTCGGACTGACTTACATCAGTGGTTATGAGACACGTTATCTCAAGATTGACGGCCAACTTCACCACAGAGTTTTGAGTGAAGGCGGGTCTGATCCCAAGATAATGATGTCGGGCGACGAGTATATGGTCTGCGGTCTCACTTCGCGCGCAATGCGTCGAATTGCTGATCCTGGATTCCTTCCACCACCGATCTACCTTCGGGTAGATCTAAACCTCAGCCAAGCGTTAAGTTCTTTAGCGCTTTTGACTACGGCTCTCTCTAAATGAGAGTCGGTGGAGATCCTCCATGGCTCAGGCCGCAAACATCACGATCTATGATCGTGCTCCGACTCCTGTGGCGCATACTTTTACGCCGCGTGATGTCGACAAAGGCGTCGCCACTTTTGTGGAGGCTGCAACCGTCCCGATGGGGGATAAAACCCTGTCGATCCGGTGGCGTGTAGGCGAAAACAAGCGGTATTACTACCGTATTGTCCTGACCTACCCCGTCATGGTCACTGAGACTGTGAATGGTGTTGCCGTACCCAAGGTCGTCCGCGGCTCTCTGGCCGATGTCAATTTTCGTTTCGACGAAAGTTGCACCGAACAGGAACGGAAGGATACCGTTGGCATGATCGCGACTGCTCTTGCGAGCGCCGTCGAGGTCATCAACTCGACCTTGGTCAAACGCGAAGGTATCTGGTAATGTCTCGCTCGATCTACTTCAAGACCGGGCGATACATTGTTGCGATTACCCTCGCCCTCTCGACTGCCGCCTGTATGGCGAACGGTCCTGAGGAGTTCACGATTCGTGGGGTTATTCCCATGGAGAGTGAACTTGTTTTCAATAAGTGATGGAAACTTCCACACTTATTTCACGGCAACAACGGCCCTAACCCCTCTCTACCTCGCTTTCGCGAGCTGAGAGGACAGGGACCGTATATGAAACATCCATTCAGGAGTCTCAAGATGCCAAGACGGAAATCTCGACATTCAGTCGAGGTACGTTTACCGGCCGCACAAACCGCGGACTTCATGAAGGATCTACGTACTTGGGTTAAGGAAGTATCTACCCAGCCAGGATTCGCCAATGGCTACCTCGCTGAGGAGATCTTCTCCAAGTACCTCGATCCCAAACTGGTTCCTAAGTCTGTGCGGGGCGACGCAGCAATCCAAAAGTGGTTGACTGCTGAGTCTAGGAATGCAAACACCAGCAGAAGACTCTTCACACGCATCACTGCGGATGGCGAGGGCTTCGGCTGGGTGACGGTGGATCGACTTATCAACGAGATAAGAAGGTTCATCGCCCGCATTCTTGGGCCGTTGGATTACCCTGCATGCTTGATGCACGGTACACTAACCAACGGCGCATCGACTACTGTCCGACGGTCTCCGTCGGCAGCAGTCGATAAACTCACCGGGAGAATAGTCGTCTCGGAGTCGGCGATAAAGCACTGGCTGGCCTTCGCAAGCGGTTCCCGCTTGTCCAAGCTAGACATTGCCATCGACGACTCTTCAACGCTATTCACAGTTCCGAAGAAGTCAGACATTGACCGCGTAGCGTGCAAAGAGCCTTCCGGCAATATGCTGCTACAACGATCGGTCGGCGAAGTAATTCGCCGGCGCCTACGTCGTTACGGTATTGATCTTAGCGATCAAACCCGGAATCAAACGTTGGCACGTAAAGCCTTGGAAGACGGTCTTGCGACCATCGACCTGAGCTCTGCGTCTGATCTAATCAGTCGAGGGGTAGTTGAGTTACTTCTACCCTTCGATTGGTGGTCACTCCTTGACGACCTTCGAGTTAAGTTTACCCGTCTTAAGGGTAAGACCCACGAACTTGAGATGTTCTCCAGTATGGGGAACGGCTTCACGTTCGAACTCGAATCCCTGATTTTCTTCGCCATCACGAAAGTGGTGATGAAGTTGTCAGGATGTCAAGGTACCGTCTCTGTCTATGGTGATGACATTATCTGCCCAAGCACTATCGTGCCTAGGTTAGATAGGGTTCTCTCGTGGTTTGGGTTCGTCCTAAACCGTAAGAAGACTCACTACAGGGGTCCCTTTCGGGAATCCTGTGGCAAACACTACCATAGAGGCTTCGACGTCACGCCTTTCTACGTGAGAGAGGCGGTTCGCACCTTACCGCAGCTGATTAACACCTTGAACCATCTCCTTGAATGGGATGGCAGAGGGTGGGGCTTCTTTACGACAAAGGAAGCTTATCAACTGTGGGACAAGTGGATACGAGTCGTCCCCAAAAGAATCTGGGGCGGAATCGACCCACAGGACCCGACCGCACTAGTCACTGGGCACGCCCCTCGTATGAGGATAGTGCCTATTACTAAACCGGTCGAGTGCGACGAAGGTGCCAGGTTGCTTACCTGGCTTCTTCGAAGCGAACATGGAGAGCGCGATGATGTGCTCTCCATTGATCCTCAGCAAGAAGTTGGCTATCGCCTTCTTCCTGTCGTAAGCCGAGGGGAACTAACGTCTTGGTCTCCGGGCATCGCCTGGAGGTAGCCAAGACGGGGGGACCAGTGGGATTTACACCCCTGCTGGGACCGCGGGTCAAGGATGGTTTAATTCCTTGAACGACGACTCCCAAGTCGTCGATGGGAGAAGCTCGCTTTGCTT